GGGGTTTGTTTATGCATGCAATTTCTGTAATGCCAGAAAGACCTGAAGCTTATTATATATTTTCAGAATGGCTAGCAGATCGTCACGAATGGAGAGAAGCTTTAACATTCTCAAGTATTGGATTAAATGTAGTTCAAGATTTCATCCCTATTGATAACGATTTAACATATGTTGGTAAATATAATCTTCAATTTGTTCACGCAATTAGTAAATGGAAAACTGAAGGTTCAGACAGATCTAAAAATCTTTTGTTTAATTTCAAATATAAAACAAAACACAATGATTACCACGAGGAATTAATTAATCGTTGGATTTCTCAAGCAGGCTATCCTAGTACACTTGCTTATACAAGAGAAGAAGCAAATCTATATAAATGGCCGTTTGAAGGAATTGAAGATATAGATACCAACTATTCTAGACATTTTCAGGACATGTTTGTGTTATCTGTCAATAATGGCAAAAGAAATGGTACCTTTATAGAAATAGGATCTGGCGATCCATATAAGTTTAACAATACTGCTTTACTAGAAGACTCTTTTGGCTGGACTGGGCTATCACTTGATAATAGTGAGGAAGCCTGTTCTCTTTTTTCAAGAAAAAGAAAATCGACCATTATATTATCAGACGCGTTAAATGTCAATTACCAAGATTTATTTAAAATGCATTGCTTTGATAATTACGTAGATTTTTTACGTATTAATTCTGAAGCAACATCATTAGAAGTTTTAAAAAATATTCCTTGGAACAAGCATGAGTTTGGTGTAATTCAATTCCAACACAATTTCTGCTGGTGGAAAAATGATTTTAGAGATAAATCTAGAGAAATTCTCAAAAGTATGGGTTACGTTCTTTTTGCTAACGATGTTGCAGTTAGTGAAACAGAAAACTATGAAGATTGGTGGTTACATCCAACGCTTGCAGCAGCTAATAAAAGAATGAAGACAAAGAAAGATATTAACTTTGCTTGGGAATATATGATGAAGGAGCACAGAGAATGAGTACGGTTGTTATAGTTACTGGTGGATTTGACCCACTTCATTCAGGCCATATTGCATATTTTAAAGCGGCAAAAGAGTTAGGAGATCATTTAGTTGTTGGCGTAAACTCTGACGAGTGGCTAACACGTAAAAAGGGTAGACCATTCATGCCGTTTGAAGAACGTACCGCGATTATCAAAGAATTAGAATGTGTTGATGAAGTAATAGGTTTTAAAGACGATGATGATACCGCTTGTGGTGCTATTTTTCAAGTATTATCTACAAAAGGCTCTCAAACAAAAGTCATTTTTGCTAACGGTGGAGACAGAACTAAAGATAATATTCCAGAAATGATGTATCAAGATGTTGAATTTGTTTTTGGCGTTGGCGGTGAAGATAAAAAGAATAGTTCCTCGTGGATCCTTTCAAATTGGGATAAACCTGAAACTGAAAGGCTGTGGGGTAAATATCGAGACTTAGATCAAAACGGTCATTGGAAAGTTAAAGAATTAACTATTGAGCCAGGAAGATCTTTAAGCGACCAACGACATTTCCACCGATCAGAGCATTGGCATATTGTAGACGGTGATCTTGAAATGAATTTGGAATTTTTAAATGGCTATAAAACATCAAAAGTTTATAAATCAGGTGAAAGCATTGATATTCCTAAAAAGGCTTGGCACCAAGCAACAAATGTCGGTTTTTATCCATGCAAAATAATTGAAGTGTGGATGGGCAGTGTTTTGTCAGAAGAAGACATAGAAAGACGAGACTGATTTTACCTCCCTAAGTAAAATTATAAATAATAAGAAAGCATAAACCTTAGGGATAAACATATGGCACAGCCTACATCAAGAACCGAATTTAAAAAATATATTCTCAGAAAATTAGGTGATCCGGTAATTCAGATTAACGTATCTGATGAGCAAGTAGATGACCGCGTAGATGAGGCAATATCTTTTTGGCGCGACTACCATTACAACGGTAGTCAATTGGTTTATCTAAAACATGAGTTAACAGCAGATGATGTAACTAACGGTTACATAACGCTTCCAACCGGTCTTTTAGGTATTCAAGGAATTTTCCCACTTAATACATCTTTTTCAACTGGATCTGGAATGTTTAATGTAACCTATCAGTTTGTATTAAACAACCTTACAGATCTCACAAGTTATAGTGTACAAAATTATTATATGACAATGCAGCATATTCAATTTATGCAAGAGATCTTGGTTGGTAAGCCAATGATCAGATATAATAAGCATGTTAATAAGCTATATCTTGATGTTGACCAAGATGTATTGAAAGAAGGAAATTATATAATCATTGAAGCATATGACGTAATTGACGAATCAGATTATCCTGACGTATGGGGTGATCGTTGGCTTCAAAATTACGCTGCAGCATTGGTTAAAGAAAACTGGGGTTCAAATCTTACCAAATTCACTGGGATGCAACTTGTAGGAGGTGTATCATTTAATGGTGAAACAATTTTATCGGAAGCCAGGGAAGAAAGAAGAGCAATGGAAGAAGAAGCTGTAGGTAATCTTCAACCACTCACATATAACTTTATTGGATAAGATATGGCTACAAATCTATATTTTAGAAATTACGATAATATCTACGAGCAAAATTTAATTGACGATCTCGTTATTGAGTCAATTCAAATTTATGGTATTGATATTATTTACATCACAAGATCTCTACAAAACGTAGACTATATACGTAATGAAGACGACATCTCTATATTCGACGAAACTTGGGACTTCGAAGTTTATGTTAAAAACATTGACGGCTTTGAAGGAGAAGGTGATTTCCTAAGTCGCTTTGGATTAGAAATTAGAGACTCTATGACTCTAAGCGTAGCATTTAGAACCTTTGAACGTTTTGTAACGCGTAACGTTAAAACCAGAAGCAGACCTTACGAAGGCGATCTTATTTACTTCCCACTTAATGAAAAAATGTTTAAGATTACTCATGTTGAGCATGAAAGTGTATTCTATCAAACCGGTGCGCTGCAAGTTTATGATTTAAAATGTGAGTTATTTGAGTATTCTGGAGAACGTTTTGAAACAGGTCGCGATAATATCGATACGTTGTTTGAAGACGAAGATCCAACAAAAGCAACAACACTTAAGAGTGTTGCTAATACAACGCCTGGTGCTACAAACTGGCAATATGAAACAGTGGCTGATGACATTATCGATTTCTCAGAGATGGATCCATTCAGTGAAGCAATAGATATCGGAGATAGTTAATGGCTATTGTCAATTATTTTTATAACGAAACAACAAGGAAGTATGTTGCTTTATTTGGTACTCTATTTAATCAAATAAGAATCGAAAGAACAAATAGTGCTGGAACGGCTGTACAAAGTATGATTGTGCCGTTATCCTATGGGCCATATCAAAAGTTTTTAGCAAGAATTACACAGGATCCAGGTTTAAATAGAAAGTCAGCTTTAAATCTGCCTAGGATTTCTTTTGAAATTAATGATATGCAGTACGACCCTGATCGTAAAATCGGCACAACAAAAAGAATGTTCAAATCTTCAGTTGAAGATAATGGCAAACGCCCCTATGTTTGGTCACCTGCTCCATATAACTTAAATATGTCTCTTTATATTATGGCTAAATACCAGGACGATGCATCCAAAATTTTAGAGCAAATTATTCCTTTCTTTCAGCCAGACTGGGTAACCACAGCTAAGCTTATTCCTGACTTAGATCCTATTGACATTCCTGTTATATTACAAAGTGTAACAACAGATGAAATTTATGAAGGCGCATTTGAAGAGCGCTCAAGCGTTTTATATACATTAACTTTTACTTTAAAGGGTTGGTATTTTGGTCCTGAAAGAGAAAAGAAAGTTATTAAATTTATCGATATTGATTTTGCCTCTAAGTTAGATGCAACAGACTCAACTAATGGGTTTGAAGAACAGATGATTATAAAGGCAGGTTTGACGGCTAATGGAGAACCTGTAACTCTAGAAACTGCAAATGCTTCATTAACAGCTGTTGTATCTAATACATCTATAACGAGCATTACAATAGATGATGGCGGTCTTGGATTTAGTAAAGATAATCCACCAGCAATTACCATATCCGCGCCTTCTTCAAACAGTGGAGTAACAGCTACAGCAACCGCAACAATTGAGAGTGACCTCGGTCCTATAAAGGAAATTCAAATTACAAATAACGGTTCTGGTTATTCATCAGTTCCAACCGTTACAGTTGAGGCACCTCCAAAATCTTCAATTCTATATACAGATATCGAGTTTGCAGATGACTGGGGAGTTATTAAGGTAATTGAAGAAATAGAATAGTGAGAATTTTAAAATGAGTAAAGATGATATTTCTAAAGCATTAGGGTTAACTCCATTGTCAGAAATAAAAAACCAAGAAGAAGAAATTAAAGGTGTTGTCGAAATAGATAACACTGAAATTGTGCAAATAGAAAAAGGTGAAGTTGTCACAGTAGACGAGGAAAATCTTAACGATTTAGAATTAGCTCGCCAAAATGTTAAAAACATTATTGAAATGGGCGACGATGCTGTAAAGGAAATGGTTGAAATTGCAAAACAATCTGAGTCACCCCGTGCCTTTGAAGTTGTATCAACGTTAATGAAAACATTACTCGATGCTAACAAAGATTTTGTAGACATTTCGTCAAAAAAGAAATATGCGCAAGAAGATAAATTGCCGCAGGAAACTAACGTAACAAATAACAATTTAATAGTATCAACTGCTGATCTGTTAAAAATGTTAAAAGGCGATGATGATGCTTGAAAAAGGTTATCTCGGTAACTTAAATTTAAAACGTATTGGCCAAGGTATAGAATGGACTCCTGATTTATTAAAGGAGTTTATGAAGTGTGCCGGTGATCCAGTTTATTTTGCCGCAAAATATATTAAAATTGTAGATGTTGATAAAGGATTGGTTCCTCTTGACATGTACGAATACCAAAAAGAAATCACAGAAAAAATTAGTAATAATCGACGAGTTGCTGTATTAACTGCTCGGCAGTCCGGTAAAACTACAACGGCAACCGCTGTAATTCTTCATTATATTTTATTTAATGAATTTAAAACTGTTGCTGTTCTAGCAAATAAGGGTGATGCTGCCCGAGAAGTTTTGGCTCGAGTTAAATTAGCATACGAGGCTCTTCCCAAATGGTTACAACAAGGTGTTGAAGAATGGAACAAAGGTAACATTGCTTTAGAAAACGGGTGCCAAGTTTTGGCTGGTACTACATCTTCTAGCGCTATTCGTGGTAAATCAATTTCATTCCTATATCTCGACGAGGTCGCGTTTATTGAAGGATACGATGAGTTCTTCGCATCGGTTTATCCAACAATTTCATCAGGTGACTCAACCAAACTACTCATGACTTCTACACCTAATGGATTAAATCATTTTTGGAAAACTTGCAAAGGTGCAAAGGAAGGTACAAATGGCTATGAATATGTTGAAGTTATGTGGAATGATGTTCCTGGTCGTGATGAAAAATGGAAACAAGAAACTCTTGCTGCACTAGATTACGATGAACAAAAATTTAGACAAGAATATTGTTGTGAGTTTTTAGGTAGTTCTGGTACTCTTATTGATGGTTCTAAACTAAAGGCTTTAGCTTACGATAGACCAATTGCAGAGCAAGAAGGCATTACTCAATACATTAAACCTGTTAAAGGTCATGAATATGTACTTATTGCTGATGTATCCCGCGGCAAAGGCTTAGACTATTCAACCTTTAATATTATTGATATTTCTAAAATGCCTTATGAACAAGTATGCGTGTACAGAGATAATTATGTTGGTCCAGTTGATTTTGCTAGCTTTATATATAGATTAGGCACAATGTATAATGAGGCTGCAGTTCTAGTGGAAATCAACGATATTGGCGAACAGGTATCCGATACATTGCTAATGGATTATGGTTATGAAAATATGCTGTACACGGCAAACCAAGGAGCACGAGGTAAACAAATTTCATCGGGCTTCGGCGGTAAAAGACTAGATAATGGTATTAGAACAACTAAAACTGTTAAAGCTGTTGGGTGTTCTATTTTAAAAATGTTAGTTGAGCAAGATCAATTAAAATTGAGAGATTACAATACATTACAAGAATTGTCTCGTTTTTCCAAAAGAGGAAATTCGTATGAGGCAGAACCCGGATCGCACGACGACTTGGTTATGAATTTGGTACTGTTTGGATGGTTATCAGACCAATCCTACTTTAAGGATATGACAGATATTAATACGTTAATGAAGCTTAGAGAGAAAACGGAAGAGCAAATTGAGGAAGAATTATTACCATTTGGATTTATTGATGTCGGTGACGACGAGGTTTACGATGATGGGATTAGACTCTAGTCTCAGTAAATCAGATAATTTATAAATAGAAACAGTCACTAATATAATTAAACGCGTTTCTAATACACAAAGGAGAAAAATATGGCTTTTTCCGTAAGTCCTTCCGTTATCGTTCGAGAAGTGGACGCATCGGCATCAGTACCTGCCATTTCGACGCCACCAGCAGCCATTGCGGGTGTCTTCACTTGGGGTCCTGTAAATGATCCAGTTCTTGTAACTTCGGAAACAGAACTCGTCGGCCGCTTTGGGAAACCAAATGCTGACAACTATGAGACGTTCTTCACTGCAGCAGATTACTTAGCATATGCCAATGCGTTGTATGTTGCTCGCGCTGACGACGGGTCAACAAAAGCATCAGCGAACTCTAGCAGCGGAACAGATATTTTTGAAGCAAAATATCAGGGTGCACTTGGAGATTCAATCAGAGTTGCTTATACTAATACAGGTGGACATACTGACGCAGCATTTGCTGTTGGAGATATTCTACAAAACGAAACCTATTATGTAGGTCATGCAAACTCAGCAGTTTCTGCGGATGCACAAACATTTTCATTCAACTCTGCATCGATTGAGTTCCAAGTTTCAGCAGCTAAGAAGCTTGCTGACGGTGCGATTACCACTGGTGATATTTTAAACATCGGTAACAATACAGTTGGATACCAAGATTTAAAGGTTGCTACATTTACAGAGTCATCAATCGACGCAAATGGTGCAGTTACAGCTGTTGCAAATAATGTCGTAGGATATGACTATACGATAGCATTTGATGGCGGAAAATATCTATTATCAGAATCAAATCCAAGTAAAATTAAAATTACTAAAAAATGGTTATATAACGGATACTTTAATTCAGCTCCGGAAGCTAATCGTGCACACATTGCTGTCGTTGACAGAGATGGAAAAATCACAGGTGCAGCAGATACTGTTATTGAATTATATGAAAACGTATCTACAGATAGTACTGCAAGATCGGAAAATGGCGACGACAAATACTGGAAAACAGTTATTGAAAATCAATCAAGCTGGGTTTCAGTTAAATCTGCGGCAAATAATACAGTTATTGCATCACAAGGTGCTCGCTACGAAGATTTTGATGGAACACCTTCAGCAGACGCTACATCCGAAACTAATGCAACTATTGCAAATATCGGTCCTGCATATGACACATTTAAAAATGCTAATGAAATCGATGTTAGCATGGTTTTAACTGGCAAATCAGATGAATTTGCTCAAACAGCAAACTATGCAATTTCTAACATTGGTGAATATAGAAAAGATTGTGTTGTATTCTGCTCACCACATAAAGAAGCTACAGTAAGTGTTTCATCTACTGGCGATCAGCTAGATAATGTTATTGCATATCGTAATAACGTTCAAAACTCATCATATTCGTTTATCGATAGCGGATATAAGTATCGTTACGACAAATATAACGATCTATATCGTTGGACTCCATTAAACGGCGACATGGCAGGTCTTGCATCTCGTGTTGAAGTATGGGAATCTCCAGCTGGATACAGAAAAGGTGTAATTAAGAACGTTATTAAGCTAGCATACAATCCTAGTAAAGCTCACAGAGATGCTCTTTATAGCGTAGACGTTAACCCAGTAATGGCTCAAGCAGGTCAAGGTATTCTCCTGTTTGGCGATAAAACAGGTTACGGTGTAGAAAGTGCATTTAATAGATTGAATGTACGTAGATTGTTTATTGCGGTAGAAAAAGCAATTGCAACAGCGGCACAAGGGTTCCTATTTGAACTTAACGACGATTTCACTCAGTCGCAATTCAGAAATATTGTAGATCCATTCTTGAGAGATATTCAAGGAAGACGTGGTATCATTGATTATAGAGTTATTTCAGACTCAACAGTCAATACTCCTGCGGTCGTAGATCAAAACAAATTCAGAGCAAACATCTACATCCAGCCTGCACGTTCTATCAACGTTATCGAACTTACATTCGTGGCTACAAGAACTGGCGTAGAGTTTGACGAAATTGTTGGATCAATTAGGTAATAAATAGATTCAAAAAGGAGAATAAAACATGGCATTTAATATCAATCAGTTCAAATCAGAACTCGTTGGTGGCGGTGCACGTCCTACGCTCTTCCAAGTTCAAATTACCAACCCAGTTGCTCCGGAAGCTGACTTCAAAGTACCATTTATGGTTAATGCTGCTCAGCTTCCTGGCTCGGAACTTGGTTCGTACGTCTTACCATACTTTGGCCGCCAGGTCAAATATGCGGGTGACAGAACTTTTAGTCCTTGGACGGTCACAGTAATCAACGATGAAGATTTTGCTATTAGAAACGCAATGGAAGCGTGGAGTAACTTTATTAACTCACACGACGCCAACACAAGATCTTTACCGCAAGATTATAAATCTAACGCGTTAATTACGCAATTTAGTAAAGATGGTTCAGCCCTTCGTACATATGTATTTGAAGGTATGTTCCCAACGGATATCGAACCAATTTCAATGTCTTGGGCAACACAAGATACTGTTGAAGAGTTCAGCGTTACGTTCCAATATGATTTATGGAGAGTTGAGGGTGTAACCGGTATTCCAACCACTTAATATATTATGAAGGGATAACCCTGTGAAGATTTTTGGATTTGAAATAACTAGAGCCGACGAGGAGGCTGGTGTAGAACCAGTCTCTTTTGTCGAACCTTCCAACGACGACGGTGCTATTACTGTAGGTAATGCCCTTGGCGGTTTTTATGGAACTATGCTCGATTTAGAAGGCTCTGCTAAAACAGAGTCTGAATTGGTTACTAAATATCGTAGCATGTCAATGAACCCTGAGGTTACTCAGGCAATTGATGAAATTGTTAACGAAGCAATTAGTATCAATACAGAAAATAAAATCGTAGAAATATTATTAGACGAAACAGATTTACCAGACAAAGTCAAAGAAAAAGTTACTGAAGAATTTGAAAACGTAATAGCGTTGTTTGATTTTTCATCTCAAGCATATGATATTTTCAGTAAATTCTATATCGATGGTAGAATTAACTACCACATTATGATTGATGAAAAAGATCTCAAAAAAGGTATTACAGAATTAAGGTATGTTGATCCTCGTAAACTTAAATTGATTAGAGAAATTGATAAAAAGACTAGAGATGAACATTCTGGAATTCCTCTGAAAAAAGTTAAAAACGAATACTATATGTATTCAGAAAACGGGTTTGGTAACAGTACACTAAACGCTGCAGGCGGTACTGGTGCTCAAGGTTACAGAATTGCTAAAGACTCCGTAGCTCGAGTTACTTCGGGATTAATGAACGAAAACAATTCTCTTGTTTTATCACATTTACATCCTGCAATTAAACCTCTCAATCAGTTAAAGATGTTAGAAGATGCAACAGTCATTTACACTCTTACTAGAGCTCCTGAAAGAAGAGTTTTTTATATCGATGTTGGTAACCTTCCAAAGTCAAAAGCGGAACAATACCTAAGAGACATGATGACTCGCCATAAGAATAAGTTACAATATAATGCTTCTACTGGTGAAATCAGCGATGCTCGTAAAATGATGACAATGACAGAAGATTTTTGGTTCCCGCGTCGCGGCGGTGAAAGATCTACAGAAGTTGACACTTTAGCAGGCGGCGCTTCTTCAGCATTATCCACTGATGAGAATATGTCATACTTCCAACGTAAGTTATATAAAGCACTTAAGGTTCCTATTACAAGACTAGAACCAGAAAATATGAATGCCTTTGGCCGTAGCACAGAAATTACTCGCGATGAATTAAAATTCAGCAAATTCATTGATAGAATGAGAGCAAGGTTTTCAAATCTATTTACAATTGTATTAGAAAAGCAATTAATTCTTAAAGGTATTATGACTCCTGAAGAGTTTAAAACTATTAAAGGTGATATTCGTTACGATTTTGTTCGTGACAATTACTTTGAAGAATTAAAGGAAGCTGAAATCTTACGCGAAAGAATGCAAACACTTCGCGACGTTGAAGATCACGTTGGTGTTTACTATTCAAGAGAATGGGTAATTAAAAATATTCTAATGCTCGGCGAAGATGAAGCAAAAGAGATGAAAGAACAAATCGCTCAAGAAGCGGCAGAGAATCCTGATCCGGGACCTGACGAAGAAACATAATTATAAATATAATAAAATGAATTTAATAGGAGAAAAGTTATGAAAACTTTTAAAAAATTGTTTTCTGAGGTTGCACAGCCAAAGGCTGGGGAAGAAAAAGCCTTTAAGGACCAGCATACCATTCAGAAATTCGATTATCCGGTTCAAGGCTCTGATGCTATATTTAAAGGCACTGTCGAAAGAAAGCCTAGATTGGCTGATCAAGACGGTGATGCAAATTACGACAAAGCATATGCTCAAACATCTGGGGACATTACTTTAACAGGTACACAACGGGAGTCAGCAGAACTAGACGAAGACGCAGAGCAAATCGACGAGATTTCAAAAGACATGGCAGGTCGTTATATTAAAAAAGCTATGCCACAATATAAGCGCGCTCAAGACAAACAACACGTTGGTCCATTTGGTTCAGCGACGCAAAAAGGCGCTGACGCAAATAAAGAACGTTTAAGAAAACGCCATAAAGGTATTGGTTCAGTTCATAAACGCTATGGCGGAAACGATCTTACTGATCGAAATCCAGCTCGCAATTCAATGACTGGCAAAAAAGCTCCATATCAATACGAGTCAGTAGAGCTTGAAGAAGGTAGTTATGAAAGAGCAGCATATGGTAAAGGCGATGCTTATGATCGTGCTGAAGCTCACGCAGACGCCGCACGCCACCATTATGATCAAGCCGAAAAACATGAAAAAGCACGCAACTTTGATGCCGCAGATCTTCATATGGCAGCTGCAAAAGCACACGACAAAGCAGAAATGCGCATGAGTAGTATACATAGTAAACAAGAGAGAGGTAAGAATATCACGCTCTCTAGTAACCTCAGCAAAAGCAGAGATGCACATGCCGCATCTGTAAAAGCTAACTCACATAACGAGTCAGCAGAGCAAATCGACGAGATCTCAAAAGATATGGCCCAGCGTTATTATAGTAAATCTTATGATGCTCAGAAAAAATCCATGAATACGATGATTGATACAGAAAAAGCTCGTAAGCCTGAAAAGAAGAAAGCATACGACGATGCTCGCGAAACCCTCCGCAAACGCTTAAAAGGCTCAGACATGGCTGCTAAGCGTTTAGCCTATAAAGGTAAAAATGAAGAAGCAGAGCAAATCGACGAGATTTCAAAAGATCTAGCAGGTCGTTACATCAAAAAAGCTCAAGTTGATACAGCACACGCAGGCGATCAAATTGCTACAGGAAGCATGGGTCAAATGGGTGCATCTCCTGATGTTAAAAAAGGTTATGAAAAGCAACGCCAAAAAGGTATTGCTAAACTCGTTCGCCGTCGTATAGGAACGGCAGATGCTGTCCGTAAACTAACAGGGAAAGCTCGTGTACCTGCAACTGAGTCATATGATGATAGTCCAGCATCTCCTGATGAAGCTTCAATGGCTAAAAAACAAGCTGAGTTCATTCAATATGTAGCAAGAGAAATCGGTATGCATATTGATAATGGAAAAGAATTTCCAGAATGGATGCAAAACAAATTGAGTGCTTTACACCAGTCAGCTAAAGATTACCATTCACATCTAGGCGCACACGGGACAAATGAAGAAGTTGAACTCGAAGAAAAGAAACTCACAGCTAAGCAAATGAAACAAGCTTTAGCAGGGCTAAAAGTTAAAGGTAAAGAAACTGTTACCCTGAAAAAAGCACCTTGGGAAAAAGATAAAAATGAAGCTTTAGTTGGTGGACAGAAAAAGTTAGACCATAATAAAAATGGTAAAATTGATGCTCATGATTTTAAAATGATGAGGGCTAAAAAAAAGAATGAAGA